TCATAACACCTAAAAGTGACAATACAATTGTGGGTTCTAAATTTTTCATGAGGTTTATTTTTAAGAGGTGAATAATTATACTACAAATATAAGACTTTTTATTGATTTAAAAAACTTTTTTAATATTTTTCTAATAAAAAATTATGGCAATTAAAAGAACAGATATTGACGGAACCAAAATTACTTGTGAAATAGAATCAAGTAACCTTAAAACAACTATATATGATACCGAATCTAATACGCTAATAGTGGAGTTTAAAAATGGATTTAAATATGAATATGATGATGTTCCCCATAATATTTATGCTCAATTTAGATTATCAGAATCGCAAGGTAAATTTTTTAATACCAAAATTTCAAAAATATTCAAATACAAAAAATTGGATAAATAAAAGTTGAGCCATATTTATATACATGGCAATTGATAAAAAAATAATCAAAAGTTTTTATTTACAGGATGAATTAAATCCGGAAGTTTGGGACACTAATAAAAGTGAAATAAAACCAAAACTAAACTCTGAAATTAGAGATCGTCTTCTTAAAATTGCAAATCTATTTGTTGATTTTTTAAATGTGGAAATTTTTGTCCACGATGTTTACCTATTAGGGTCTTTAACTGGATATAATTGGAGTGAGTTTTCTGATTTTGATTTACACATCATATATGACTTTAATGATGCTGGTGAAAAAAAAGAAACATACGAAGAACTTTTCAGATTAAAAAAAACCGTTTTCAATTCTTCTCACGATATAAGAATTAAAGGTTATGAGGTTGAGTTATACGTACAAGACCTTAATGAAGAAAATGAAAGTATGGGTGTATATTCTTTAATCTACGATAAGTGGTTAAAAACACCACAAAAAGAAGACTTCAAACCCAACGAGAAAAAACTAAAAGAAAAGGCTCAACAGTGGATGGATATCATTGATGGTGTTTTAGAAAATGCCGAAGATGAGGATTTAGAAACTGCAACAAAATTGATTGACAAATATAAAGAGAAAATCAGAAAATATAGGTCATGTGGTTTAAAAAAAGAAGGTGAATTTTCTTATGAGAATTTGGTATTCAAATACCTAAGAAGAAGTGGGTATATAGGTAAATTAAATGACTATAAAAACAATATGATAGATAAAAAATTGTCTTTGGAGCAAGAAAATTACGAGTAGGTCGTAAAATACAAAAAAACAATATATTTATATATAAAAATATTTTCGGTTTAAAAACTGAACAATTAATGTACTAAACAATTAAAACAAAATTAAAATGGCAGATTTAAAACCTTTAGGGAGTGAAAAATTACAAGGTATGGATAAAATTAGACGTATCATGGAAATTGCACGTTATAATGAATCACCTAAACAAGATAATAATGACCTTTCTACTACAAATTATACTATTACATTATCGGATGGTAAAACATATGGTATTGTTAAAGAAAAATTAGGTTACATAATTAAAAGTGGATTGAATGAGTCTACTTTGGATTATACGGAATCTATGAAACATAGAAAACACTATAGATCATATTCTGAGGCCATGAAAAGGTTGAATATTATGTCAAGTGAAATTAATAGAGTGACCGGTTATGAATATGGTATTCCGTTAATTGGTGAACAAGCCGAAGCAAAAAAAAAATTCGTATTAAAACAAAATAAACCAAAATCCGCAGATACCCCACCGGCAGAAGGTGATATGGGTGCAGGAGCACCACCACCACCTATGGATGCTGGAGCTCCACCTATGGATGCAGGAGCACCACCAGCAGACGCAGGAGCCCCACCGGCAGAAGGTGATATGGGTGCAGGTGCACCACCAGCAGAAGGAGATATGGGTGCAGGAGCACCACCATCAGGGGAAGAAGGGGTACCACCTACTGATGATATGGGAGGTGAACCACCTATGGATGATATGGGTGAAGAAGGTATGGAACCACCTATGGATGATATGGGTGAACCTGAAGATGAGGAAGAACCTGCAGGACCATCAGGATTAAAATCAATACAAAAACTTACAGGTAGATTAAGCCAAAAAATTAGATCTTTTGACAAAGATAAAGGGATGGATTCTCAAGACATTAAATACGTGGTAAATTCAATATTGTCAGCAATTAATTTAGATAATTTAGATGAAGACGATAGAGATGACATCATTGGAAAATTTGATGAGGTTGATGAATATGATATGGGTGACGAAGAAATTGATATGGGGGGAGATGAAGATTTGGGTATGGAAGAACCTGATATGGGTGGAGATATGATGTCTCCTGATATGGGAGCAGAAGCACCACCAGCACCTGAAAAGGCTGAAGGGTATTCACACATTATGGATTCATTGTTTACGGAGTCTAAAGTTGAAAAGGTTTTAAGTAGATATTTTGACATAAAACCAGAAGAAAAACCAATTTTAGAAGAAAAAAGAAAAAAAGACTTTTTAAAGGGAAAATTGAATAGAATTGAGGTTAAAAAAGAATTTGTAAAATTATGTGAAAGTTTATCACAACTTGAAGCGGCAAATGAATTTTATAAAGAACACAAAAATGCAAAATTTATTGGTAAAACAAATAAAGAAAATTTAGTATTCGTTGTTGAAAATAGACAATATAAAGTAACGCCAAGAGGTAGGATTATATGATTTTAGTATATGTAAATGAATTAGGACCAAACTATAAAGGTGATAATATATATGAATTTATATTTTCAGATTTAGATGATGTTTGGGGTGAAGATTGGGATGCTGAACCGGCTTCAGGAAAACCACTTCCACCTGAAGTAAATTATATAAAAAAAGTAGGTGTTTTAAAGAACTCAGAAATTGAATTAAATTTAATTCAAAATTCTGATTTTTTTGGTGTTTATGATGCCATTGATGGTGTTATATCTTTAGCTTGGGAAAAATCTGATAGTGATGATATATTAATTCACAAAAGAAAAAGATTGGTATTTCAATACGGCGATAGTGTTGATACTGTAGAAAATAAATTATATGAACGAGATGTCGTATTAAAATGGGAAAAAAATTTAGTTCAAGATGAGACACATTAATACAAAAATAGCAACATTATTACATGAGGGATTTTCAATTTCAACTTTAGAGAGTTTGAATGAAACTCAAATCAATTTATTATACGAAAAGGCTAAAAAAGTAAAAAAAGAACCTAAAGAAGAAGTAACAAAAACTATAAAACAATATAATTTAGGTAATAAAGAGGATAAAGATAAGTTTTTAGATGCATCTAAAGCCGTTACAGATAAAAATAAAGTAAATTTTGATCCTAAAAATGACACCGCATCTATTGGTGAAACAGAATTACAAGAAAAGTCAAAATCAAAACAACAACAAAAAATTATGGGATTGGCACTTTCTGTTAAAAGAGGTGATACCCCTAAATCTAAAGTTTCTAAATCAGTTAAAGATATGTCAAATAAAATGTCAGAAAAAGATTTAGAAGATTTCGCATCCACAAAACATAAAGGATTACCTAAAAAGGTTGAGTCAAAAGAAGGTAAAGAAAAATTCATACAAAAGGCAACCAAAAAAATTGAAAATAAAGGTACTGAAGGTAAATTTGGTAGATGGTGTAAAAAAGAAGGTTTAGATTCAGATGGTGAAGTTACAAAAAAATGTATTTCAGCAGCAATGAAATCTGATGATCCTGCTGTCGTTAAAATGGCCAACTTTGCAAAAAACATAGGAGGATTTAAAAACGCAGAACATAAGAAAAAGACTGAGTCAAAAGACTCTGTTAAAAAATTAGAAGAAGGAATAATGAAATTGATTGAAAATCATTTACCTCCACATACAACAAAGGGTGAATTATTATACGCAATCAGAAGAAACAAAAGATAATGAATGTCGTTAACAAAAGAACAAGCCTTATTAGAATATGCTAAATGTGTAAATGATACTCCTTACGCATTAAAAACATATCTACAAACATACGACAATACCCAATCTAAATACGTACCGTTAGAATTATTTAATGATCAAGTTACACTTGTAAAAGATTACGATACATGTGAAGAAAATATCGCATTAAAATATCGTCAGGCAGGTGTGTCCACAGTAACTTCAGCATGGGCATCAAAAAGAATGGTATTTGCTCGTAAAGAAAAACCTGAAAAAATTCTTATAATTGCAAACAAAATGGATACTGCCGTTGAAATGGCAAATAAAGTAAGGGCATTTGTAGAGCAATGGCCTAAATGGTTAGGTGTTGGATTTTCAAACGAAAAAAATTCCCAAAGACATTTTAAATTAACCAATGGTTGTGAAGTTAAAGCGGTAGCAACATCAAAAGATGCTTTACGTGGATATACACCAACTATCCTTATATTTGATGAGGCCGCATATATAAACGCAGATGAAGACTTTTGGTCTGCGTGTATGGCATCGTTATCTACAGGAGGTAAAGTAATTGTAATATCAACACCAAATGGATTTGATCCGATATATTATTCAATTTACAATCAGGCAATTAAGGGTATGAATGATTTTAAAATTACTGAGATGTATTGGTTTCGTGATCCACGTTATTCAAAAGATTTAAAACTAATTAAATGTGATGATATAGTTCATTATATGTTAAATCGTGCAGAATATAAGGACGATGAAATAACTTTAGATTATGGTGAAATTAAAGTTAGTAATAGAGATTTTCAAGAAATAAAAGATAAAATAGAAAATGGTGGTTACAAGGCGTATAGTTCGTGGTTTGAAGCCATGGCTAAAAAGTTAAAATTTGATAAAAGAAAAATATCACAAGAACTTGAATGTAACTTTTTGGGTTCGGGGGATAACGTAATACCTCCCGAAACAATGAAATCAATAAAAGACAAACAAATAAAAGAACCAAAAGAAAAATTAATGGGTGGCGCTTTATGGGTTTGGAAAGATCCCGTTCCTGGTCATAAATATATTATGGGTATGGATGTTTCTCGTGGGGATAGTGAAGATTTTACAACTTTTACCATAATTGACTTTGACGAAAGAGAACAGGTAGTTGAGTATATCGGTAAGGTTCCTCCCGATGTTGTTGCAGATATAGCATTTAGATGGGCAACATTGTACAACTCATTTATTGTTACAGACATAACTGGTGGTATGGGTGTTGCAACATCAAGAAAATTACAAGAACTTGGATATAAAAATCTTTATGTTGATGGGGTTAATTTGGCGGATAAATGGAAATGGGACCCAAAAAGTCAAGATAAAATACCGGGTATTAATTTTAACTCAAAAAGAGTCCAAATAATTGCATCATTTGAGGAGTCATTAAGACATAATTTTGGTGTTAGATCACAAAGATTATTTAATGAGCTAAATACTTTTGTTTATGTGAATGGAAGACCTGATCACCAAAAGGGTCAACATGATGATTTAATTATGGCGTTAGCTATGGGTATATACGTTGGTGAAAACTCTTTTGCACAATTAGAAAAGGCAACTGAACATGCGAAGGCCATGTTAGATTCTTGGACCACTGAGAAAAAAGATTTTAGAGAATCCCACCAAAACTTTAATCCTGGAGTACCTGTAAGTTATATGGATAGAATGAGTATGAATAGAAGTAGTTTAACGCAAAGTGATTATGAAAACTATTTATGGTTATTCGGAAGAAAAAGAGTTTAATTTATAAATTCTAGAATTATTTTTAAAATAAAAAAATATGGCACAAGAAAAATTTACAGTTTGGCAAAGATTGGGTAGGGTGTTTGGACCTAACGCAACTTTAGACCAACAAACACCTGTATTCAGATTTGATAAAAAAGAATTATTAAAAACAACCGATAAAAAAGAATTTGAGGTTGAGAAATTACAGGCACAACAATCATTATATATTGGTCAGCAATGGCAAAAGGTAGAAAGTAATTTATACCAACAAGCGGTTTATTATGAACCGACAAGAATGGCATCATATTATGATTACGAATCAATGGAGTATACTCCTGAAATTTCAGCAGCTTTAGATATATACGCTGAAGAATCAACAACACCAGATCAAGATGGATTAATATTAAAAGTTTATTCCGAATCAAAAAGAATTAAACAAGTATTAACTGACCTTTTTACTAACAAATTGGATATAAATACTAATTTACCAATGTGGACAAGAAATACTTGTAAGTTTGGGGATAATTTTATTTACTTAAAATTGGATCCCGAAAAAGGTATTGTAGGGTGTCAACAGTTACCAAATATTCAAATTGAAAGATTAGAAAAAGGGATGAGATTTCAACCCGACAAATATTCTCAAGAAATGGAAAACGATGCTTTGAAGTTTGTTTGGAAAGAAAAAAACATGGAATTTAATACTTGGGAAGTTGGTCATTTCAGGATTTTAGGTGACGATAGAAAACTTCCTTATGGTACATCTATGTTAGAAAAGGCGAGACGTATTTGGAAACAATTATTATTATGTGAGGACGCCATGTTAATTTACCGAGTTTCTAGAGCGCCTGAAAGAAGAGTTTTTAAGGTGTTTGTGGGTAATATGGATGATAAAGATGTTGATGCCTATGTACAAAAAGTTGCCAACAAATTTAAAAGAGATCAAATTGTTGATTCAAAAACAGGTAATGTTGATATGAGATATAATCAGATGGCGGTTGATCAAGATTTCTTCATACCTGTTCGTGATGCTGCAGCACCTGAACCTGTAACAACATTGGCGGGAGCCTCTAACTTAGCTGAAATTGCGGATATTGAATACATACAAAAAAAGTTAGTAACTGCCCTTAGAATACCAAAGGCGTATTTAGGGTTTGAGGAGGCTGTTGGCGACGGTAAAAACCTATCTTTGTTAGATATTAGGTTTGCAAGAACCATCAACAGGATTCAAAAATCTATGATTGCGGAATTAAATAAAATAGCAATTATTCATTTATTTTTGTTAGGTTTTGAAGACGAATTAACAAACTTCACTTTAAGTTTAAATAACCCATCTAAACAAGGTGAATTATTATCTTTAGAGATTTGGAAGGAAAAAATTACATTATATAAAGATGCGACCGCTGAAATTGCAAAATCATTAGCACCTGTTTCTGCTTCTTGGGCTAAAAAACATATATTAGGGTTTTCTGATGAAGAAATAAGATTAGACATCCAACAACAAAGAGTTGAAAGAGCGGTTTATGCTGAATTAGAAAAAACACCTGAAGTTATTACAAAAACTGGTTTATTTGATAACATTGATAAATTATACAGTAAAAAAGATGCTAATGCCGCTGCGGGTGCTGCGGGTGAAGGAGGGGCACCACCACCGGGAGGTGATATGGGTGGTCCACCACCGGGAGGTGATATGGGCGGTCCACCACCACCCCCACCTGGAGGTGAAGGAGGAGTTACACCTGAAAGATTTGTCAGAAATGATTTAGATTTAATATTAGAAGAAACACTTTTTAATGAAACTAACAACTTAGATTTATCTAAAGGTAGAAATTCTTTAGTAGAAATTGACCAAAAATTGAAAGATTTGATTGATAAGTAA